AGTTGCTATTGCAGATTATTGGACTCAAACTTGTTTGAAACCAATACATAACTATCAAGCTAGTATATTGAGAAATATACCAGCTGATTGTACCCATGATCAAAGTAAACTTGTAAATAAATTACAAGCCGACCCTGGACATAGTTACCACAGCATTGATTTATCCAGTGCTACTGATAGATTTCCGATTGATATTCAAAAGGAAATGCTATCAATTTACACTAATAAATCTTTTGCTGAATCGTGGAAGCAAATTATGGTAGGTTACTCATTCGAATCTCCTAAAGGTGATATTAATTACCTAACGGGGAATCCTATGGGTTTCTACTCATCTTTTACTTCATTTGCCTTAGCGCACCATTTCTTTGTATGGCTTGCCTGTCGCAGATCTAAAATTAATTTTAGAAAATGCCCTTATATGTTACTCGGTGACGATATAGTCATCGGTAATGATAAGGTGGCTAGAGAGTATAAACAACTCCTTAAGGAGTGGGATATACCTTTCTCGCCGGACAAGACATATACCTCAGCATTTGGATTCGAATTTGCTAAGCAAATTCGGTTCAAAGGCATCAATATATCACCGTTAAGTCTTAGTTCTTTCTATAATAATAGAAATAATTATACTTTATGTATATCATTTCTTATGGAAGAACTTAAGAACAAAGAATGGAATATTGATAGTGGTATTTGGATAGAATCCTATCTTAGGAGAATAATGAAATTTTCTTCTAAGCGGTTTAAGAAGGTTAAACCCTTCATAGACCTTGCTGCATCAATACTTGATTATTTGCAGGGAAGGTGTATCAGTTTAGGGCCCCAACTTGTTGGGATCGTAAACCAATATTACACCAGCCCTATGCTTAGTAATCCGGCATTCGCCCAAGTTTTCAGTAATGAAATCTTAAGGAAAATGCTTAAGGAAGAACAGCAATCAAGATTGAAGGATCAAAAGAACATCTTTCAAAAGAAAGGAAATCTTATGATCTTTCGATTGGTGGCAGCAATAGGAAGAGATAGAACCTTAGATGCAACTTGTTGCTATAAGGCTTTACCGTTCACAAGCTACTACAATGAAGATGTGATTAATCGCATCATCATTTCCTTAAAGGCGGACATGGGAAGGACTCCCATGGTAGATATGTATTCACCTGAGAAGATGCGTAGCATCTACTCCGTGGATACCCGGCCTGTGAATCTATCTGACTATTACGCTAGAGGTCGTGAAGTCCATTATAGGACTTCATGGTCGATAGCTAAAGAGTTCTATAAGAACGCTTTAGAGGTAGATAGTTTCAAAGTGTTTGATAA